CTGCAATTTTCATCAAGGTGATGTTGAAGAGCACGAAATACTGATGCTCTCAACTGCATACGTTCATCAGTAAATCTCCAATCTTCATTCATTTCTAAAGTAACTCCAACTATTACCAGAATTCCAATTACCTGGTTTTTCATGAAAATTTTCTGATCCACCAGGAGGATTTATATTAAGATTTAGATTTTGACTTTTTGTGGCAATTTCATACATTCTCTGATGAATATCTTCCGGTTCAATAGAAAAATTTTTCTCAAACTCTTGACGTTTGATTTCAGTTTCCATCTTCATATAATCCTTTTGTTTATCACTATACTCAGGTGCTGGCCCAAACCATTCATCTTCTTTAAGATAAACAGGAGCAGGAACACCTGTATAAGTATAATAATTTAATGCATCTTGTTTAAATGCCTCACTTTCACAGTCAACTATATTTTCATCAATGGCACATTCAATCTTTTCTTCCATTTTTCTGTATTCGATTGGTGGATTAAACTTGTTCTTGATTGATTGAATTACTTTTTTAATCATTGCCAGTAATAGTGGTAAAAGTTTCCTTTAGGGTGACACATCGGATCTTCAGATGATACTCGATATGGTAACATCGATTGTCCTTTGAAATCTGTTCTTCCATCCAAAACTCCTGACCAATAAGCAATATTATTTTTACCGGTAGGAGAACTTAATTTATTAACCAAATTAGGGTTTGGAACTATATATGATTTAAAATCGAAACCCTGATATTGTCCAGGTGAAAATATAACTCCAGAAACAGTATTTGGAAATTTATCTGACAAAACACGATTTAAAACTGAAGCAGCAACACAGTATTCATCAGCAGAATTTGGATGTGCTTCTACTTGAATCAATCTTGCTAGATTTTGATAATCTAGAATTGATAGTGAAGCAAGAAGTTCTAACATTACTGATCAATCTCCGATATATTCTAATGAAAAAATTTCGTGATCTTTAGTATCCGGATTCAACCATTCTGCAAATTCTTGTTGAATAGAAAAAGCATCATCCAACAAATCTAAAGACTTATGAGTAGAATCAGATTCTTCAATCTTTCCATTTTCATCAGATTTTAAATTAATATAACTTTCAGAAAGTTTGTGAATACGATCGACTGCCCAATCATGCGTAATTTCAAGAGTGTTTTCCAAAGTTTCCATAATCTTTTCGCATGTAGCGTCCTAGAATGTTGCTATTATAGTACGCGGGGTCACCGTTGTCAAGTGATTCTGATAAAACATTATTTAAAAATAATTGTTTAGTCTCTTCATAATTACAAGTTCCTTTTGTTTTATGTAAAGAAAGAATCTCTCTCTTAAAAAAAACTTTATTGGAAGTCTTTTTAATATCTTCTTTCAATTCTGGACAAGATCCGTAATACCGCTTCCAATCACTTTCTTGTTTAACCTTTCGTTTCTTTCCTGGTGGTGTTCGAAAAGACCAAAAATACTTTCTTCCAATGTATGATCTACCGTTGTTGAGATTGGTAATTTTATAAACAAAACCAAAATTATCCCCGATATGAGAGCTATCAAATACTCGTTCCATGTACATCCAAGGATTTTCATATGTATTCATTCATATCATATAAGCTCTTATTATATATCCATCAACCCTAACAAAGGTATTCTAGACAAAAAAAGAGAGGGTGTCAAGCCCTCTCAAGAATTATGTCAGTTTTGTATCAATCTTTAGGCATCTTTGCACCTGACTTATGTCTGGTAGTACCTGCAGAGTCAACATATGTTTCTCTCTCCCTTCTAGGAGACACATAACCTACACCAGGAACTACACCAGTCTTACCAGCGTCTCTAGCAGCATTTCTTGCTGCTGCTCTTTGTGCTGCTCTCTTACGGTTGCGATCATAAGAACTCATTGCTTCATCAACTTGATTTTCAGATTCTAGTATAGCAGCAATTTCCTTCTCAGAGAACTTACCAGTTGCTTTGAGTGTTTCAATTTCCTCACTCATGCGCTTCACGACCTTCTCTGCCTGACGCTTGAGGAACCCTTTAATACCTTTCTTTGCCTTATCCCTTGCCTTACCAGGAGCACTCTTAACAGCATCTGCTGCCTTAGTGGCACTATGTACTGCCTTTCTACCTGCTCTTCTTACCTCGTCCTTGGCGATAGAACCAGCGATCTCAACACCTGCTTTGGCAGCCTTGGCAGTTCCAACTGCTTTGTCAGCAGCACCCTTGACGGCAGATCCTGCCTTCTTCACGGCATCTCCTGCCTTTCTCATAGCAAATCTTCTTCTGGCACCCACAGGAGCACCTGACTTTCTCATAGGAGTGGTATCCTTACCAAAAGTTACCTTAGCTTCGTCGATATAATCGTTTGCAGCATCTTCAACAAGTGCGATAGCATCATCTTCAGAATGACCCTCTGCAACTAATTCTTCAACTAGTTCATTACAGATATCATGAACCATTTCTTCTTCAATAATTTCTTCGGTTGCGTAAACGCTATTATAGAGATCTTTAAGTTCTCCGTACTCTGACTGCGATAAGGATTTCATTTTTTATTTTTATACCCTAATAAGAATATTTATAAAAAAAGAGGGACTATTCGTCCCCCTTGTATGCTTGATATCCATCATACTCACCAAACATATATGAATCTGATTTTGCTGCTTCTCTATATGATTTGATAGAATCTTCAACAGTTGGTGTCAAAGGTTCTATCTCCTCCATTTCGTTCCAAGTTTTTACTAACTCAGAGTGAGAATCCTGCAAAGGTGTTTTCTGTGACATCTTGTTTAATTCCTCCGACAATGTAAGATTCGACTTCGGTTTCTTGTGGTGCCACTTGAAGACCTTTGGAAGATATCCAATGCTCTGTCCAAGGAAGTGGATTATTTTTTGCAGGTATTTCATAGATTGGTTTGAGTCCGATTGCTTTCATCCTACGATTGGCAATCCATTCTACATACTGCTGCAGCAATTTATCATTCAAACCAATCATAGATCCATCCTTGAACAGATATTCTGCCCAAAGTTTTTCTTGATTTACACAGTTTTCGAATGTTTTAATTAACCATTGCTCTTCTTCTTTGAAGATTTGTGCCATCTCTGGGTCATCACCCTCTCTCCACTTCTTTAAAATATTTTGAGTAATGGCAAGATGCTGATTTTCATCTCTAGCAATTAATGAGATGATTTTTGCACTTCCTTCCATAAGTTTGAGTTCGCCAAAAGCAAAACTACATGCAAATGAAACGTAAAAGCGAATACCTTCAAGAATATTAACGTTTGCAACTGCTCTGAAGAGTTTGCGCTTGAGTTCATATCTTGATTCGAGAGCATAAGGTACTTGTTCTAGTGCGTGTTTCCAATCATTACTATTATCCCACTGATGAGCAGCATTAATGAAATCATTATATGCTTCTGTGACGCTTTCGGCACGCTCTACAATGCGATGATCCGTAAGAATGTGATCAAATACATCTGATGGATCAGAATATACATTTTTAATAATGTGCGTATAGGAACGACTGTGGATCATTTCCATGAACCCCCAGACCTCCATACATGCCTCTAGTTCAGGTAGTGAGCAGTAAGGGATAAAAGCCATCCCAGGACCACGCCCTTGTACAGAATCCAGCATGATCTGGTATTTAAGATTGCTGGTAAAAATGTGTTTTTGTTCCGGACGTAATGTTTGGTAGTCTGCACGGTCTTTTTGCAAGGAAACTTCTTCTGGTCTCCAAAAGTATCCTAATTGTTGTGTTGTAAGTTTATCAAAAATTGGATACTTATATGAATCATATCTTTGAATTCCCAATGGTTTTCCAAAGAACATTGGTTGTTTATTTGTATCAACTTTTTCAGAGTTAAAGACAGTTAGAGAATTAACTGCTGTTTTACTGTCATCATTTGTCTTAAATTTTACAAGACTCACACTCTTCCTCCTCGGCTTGTTGTAATTGAGAAATTAAACTATCAAGAGACTCTGGAGATTCCTCCACTTCGTCGGTCTTGATGTCATATGTGTTTTGATAGTAACTGGTCTTCCAACCGTACTTATATGTAGTTAAAAGGTCTTGTGCCATGATGGACACAGGAATTTCATTGTTGGGATAATGTTCTGGATTATAACTCCAGTTGCCGGATATAGCTTGGTCAAAGAATTTTTGCATTACTGCAACAACATTAATATATCCACGATTTGATTTCATCTCCCAAAGAAGATCGTATTGATTTTTGAGAGTTGCATATTGCGGAACAATTTGCTTAAGAGGTCCTTTTTTGGACTTCTTAATGGACAAGTGCCCTCTGGGAGGTTCGATTCCATTTGTGGCATTTGACACAACGGAACTGCTCTCTGAAGGCATTTGTGCGGACAATGTTGAGTTCCGTACTCCATATTGAATGACATCGTTTCTAAGACTCTCCCAATCATAGTGAAGCTCATTTGGAACGATTTCATCTACATCCTTCTTGTATGTATCAATTGGAAGAATTCCATTTCCATACTTTGTACGATTACTGTATTCACATGCACCTTTTTCTTTTGCAAGATTAACAGTCGCACGAATTAAGTAATATTGGAATGCTTCCGTAAGGTCATGAACCAGTTTCCAGGTCTCAGGATCATCATAGACTGTGCCGTTTTTAGCGATATAATGTGCCAGTCCAATGAATCCGATACCTAATGATCTACGTGCTCTGGTTGCGATTTCTGCTGCTCTAACTGGATACCCTTGAAAATCAATAAGTTCATCAAGACTCCGAACAGCAAGATCACAAAGAACATTAAGATCTTCAAGATCCCTAATTTTACCAACGTTAATAGCACTAAGGATGCACAAAGCAATTTCCCCAGATTCATCATCGATATGCTGTAGTGGTTTGGTAGGTAATGTGATTTCCTGACATAGATTGCTCATCTCAACCTTATCCATAAAGGATGAGTGAGAATTACAATGGTCAATATTCATAATATAAATTCTACCAGTTTCTGCCCTTTCTTTCAAGAGGTCGAAAAATAATTCTTGACCACCGATAGTTTTTCTTGGAATTGATCCATCAGATTCATAACTTGTATACAAATCATCAAACGACTCAGTACCAAAAGCATCATACAAACCTGGTACATCGTGAGGACTGAAGAGTGAGATATCTTCATTTTTAATAAACCTTTCGTAAAAGATTTTTGAGATTTGGATAGAATAATCAAGTTTTCTTACACGGTTATCATCTGTGCCCTTGTTGTTTTTAAGAACAAGGATATCTTCTATTTCTTGGTGCCAGATTGGGAAGTGGACAGTCGCTGAGCCACCTCGTATTCCATTTTGTGTACAACACCTGACAGTCGATTCAAACTTTTTAAGGAAAGGAACAACACCTGTGTGTTGAACTTCTCCGCCTCTGATTTTACTGTTGATGCCACGGATTCTACCTGCGTTGATACCGATTCCCGCCCTTTGTGCAACGTATTTGCCAATTG